TGAGGCACAGTTTCGCCACACACTTGCTTGACGCTGGCATGCCGATTGAGCTTGTGCAGTACCTGTTGGGGCATGAGTCCGTCAGGACAACCCAGGTCTATGCCAAGACTAACCCGGCAAACGTGGCTCACTACTACAAGCGGGTTTTCCCGTAGCATGGTTGAACCCATTGAGCTTCTAGCTTAGCTAGGGGCTCTTTTTTACATCCAAAACGAGAGGGGTACGAAAATGCTTAAGTGGCTAACAGGCAAGTTCAAAAAGAAGGAGAGCAAAGTAACATCTCTGGCCGATATGGCCGAGGCCGCAGCACCGGTGGTAGCCATCCCATCGTGGGACGGAGCATCGGACATTTACGTCAGATTGCGCCGGGTGTCGTTGATGGCGTTGGTGCAGTCGGGCAACCTTCCCAATGACCTTCTGACGTTCGCTACTGATATGGCCCTGAAGCAGCAGTCCGGGAAACCTGACTCGGTGGCGGAGATGGAAGTCAACTCGTTCGAGAAGTACACCCAGCTGCTGCACGCCATGGCCAGGGAAGCATTGGTGGAACCTACCTATGACCAGATCATGAAAGAAGTGGGCTGGCTGACGGATCAGCAGCTCATGGCGATACATTACTACTGCCTTGGGGGCGTAAGGGCCCTGCATTCCTTTCGCGAAGCAACCCGAGTTGCTATTGCGCATAGGAGTGACAGCCAAGACCTTCGGGGTAAGGCCCAGTGACTATCTTCCCGAGTTGGGGACCTGGGAACGGTACTGCTTCGATGAACTTGTAGCCATACAAATGGCCATCGAGGAGCAGAAACAGATCGAGGAGGCAAAGTCGAAAGCAGGGAGGGGCGATCCCAAGCCTCCGAGCCCGAAAAAGAAAGACGTTCCAGGCCCGCACATGAGGGGCGTGGATCTGATGAACCACGAAGCTTTTCGCAAGAAGAAGTAAACAGTAAGCATGGTTGAGCCCTGGCAACCCCATGGGGCAGTACCCTCTCGCTGCTCCGCCAGGGCTCAACCTTTCCTTTTGCAAAAAGGGGGTGGACAAGGTACATGGCAGAAGAGCTAGGTAGCATATGGGCCGAGGTGCGGCTCAACTACTCCAAGTACGATGAAGGCGTTGCCCATGTGGTAAGGCAGAACAAGTGGCTCGATGAAGAGATGCAGCGAACGGTGCAGAGGTTGGCGAGTCGTTGGGAGGGCCTTGGCGGGCGTATGTCTGTCGCAGCAACCGCGCCACTCACGATGTTAGGGCGACAGTGGCTCAACACGTTTGCCGACTTCCAGCAGGCCATGGCGAACACTCAGTCGGTCATGGGAGCCACCGTGGAAGAGTTGGAGGCTTTGACGGCAGCTGCTCGCAAAGCGGGCGAGGAAACCGTGTTCAAAGCCAGCCAGGCTGCCGATGCGCTGTACAACCTCGGGCAAGCTGGTATGGATGCGTCGCAGGCTATCGACGCTTTGGACGGTGTTCTGACATTGGCCGTGGCATCGCAGTCGGAACTCGCCTTCACAGCGGAAGTCGTGGTGTCCACCCTGAACCAGTTTGGCCTGGCCGCCAACGAAGCGTCAAGAGTGGCTAACGTGTTCGCAGCTGCCAACGCTGAGTCGCTCGCAGAGCTGGATATGCTCGCCGCATCGCTGAAAAACGCCGGGCCTGTGGCCGCCACGTTTGGCTACTCGCTTGAGGAGACCGTTGCTGCTCTAATGGCTCTCTACAATGCGGGTTTCCAAGGCGAGCAAGCCGGAAACATGCTCAAGCGGGCCATCTCGGATCTAGCGAACCCAGTGGGAGACGCAGTGAACGTCTTGAGCGAATTGGGTTTGACCGTCCGGGATGTTCATCCCGAGTTGAACTCTTTGGCCGACATCATCGATACCCTGAATGCCGCCGGGATCGACTCCACGCAGTCCTTACGTCTATTTGGCCAAGTGGCCGGCCCTGGAATGATAACCCTTCTCAACCAAGGTGGAGAAGCCCTTCGACAATACACGGAGAGCATCACCGGCACTAATAAAGCGGCTGAACAAGCATCCATCCAACTGGACACTCTCCAGGGAGACATCAAGATCATGCAGTCGGTATACGAGAGCATGGTCCTGGAGATGACAGGAAATTTCGAACCCGCACTACGCCAGATCACTCAGCGCATCACGGAGCTGTTTGGCTGGATCAGAGACCTAAACCCTGAAACTCAGAAGTTGATCGTGACCATAGCGGGGTTTGCTGCTGCGGCGGGCCCCACCATGCTGATCATAAGCCAGCTCCTCAAGGCCTTACCCTTGCTGTTCGGACCCGCAGGATGGATCTATGGCGGCATAGCAGCTGTTACGGCACTAGCATTTGCAATGACGGGTAGTTCCAGGGACATGCGGGAGTTCTACCAGGAGTCCATAGAGGCATCGAGAGCTGCCGAGCAGCAGGCCATGGAGCTACGTGCACTAGCAAACGAGTACAGAGAACTGGAAGGCAAGCCGAGCAAGTCCGAGGAAGAGCACCGCCGGCTCAAAGAAGTCATGGAGCGCATCGTAGAGCTGCAACCGGAGCTTGCTGTTGGCTACGAAACCATCGATGAGGCTATCAGGGCCAACATCGGTACGCTTGAAACCTACATCGAAAAGCTGGAGACGCAAAGCGAACTCCACCTGCGTCTTGCCAGCCTGGAGTACCTTCGCACAAGGAACCAACTTGAGCAAGAGCTGAACCAACTGCTGGGCGAGCGCTCTCAGAAGGAGTCCCAAGTCCAAAAGAACGTCAGCGAGGCAGAGAGACTTGTCAGACTGGCGAACGAAGCCCAAATGGCTTTCATGGACTGGTTGGAAGCCCAAGAGCTTGGCCTCGAAGATGCTGCCAAGAGAGCCGAAGAGACCATGCGGCGAGTCTTGGTCGAGTGGAAACCCGATCATGTCGCCCAGGACAGCCCCTTTGGTCTTTGGGGTAAGTGGGTATCTGAGCTTACTGCTGAAGCTGAGCGCGTCAGCAAGCAGAGCGGAGCACTGCTTCAGGATCTTGACAAGATCAACGCCAGAATCGCTGAGATCCAAGATACTCAGGCCCACGCGGCCGCTGTGATGGCTGAGCTTGAGCGGAGACAAGCAGGCATTCCACTCACCGGGGCAGCACCAACCACGGCCCCGCCTGCCGGAACCGGCGGGGGAGGCCCGGGTACTGGGTCGGAAAAGACCATCGAAGAGCTCGAGGCAGAAGTTAGGGCTGAGATGGATCTGTATCGGGCCCGGATCGAACTGGTGCGGAGTCTCCCTGAAGAGTATGAGGCAACATATGGAACTCTGGAGTCTCTGCATGAGAGGTATATCGACTTCCTGAAGCAGCGAGCGGTTGACACGGCCTTGTCTGAAGTGTTCCGTGGGAATGTAATAGCCACCGAACTCCAGAGCGTGCGGGATGAGCTGGACAAGATGCTTAGGCCGGAGAAGGGCGAAGATCCAGACACCCTGGTTGCCAAGCGCATGCAGGTATACGAAGCTGAGCTTGAACTGCTGAGGCTGGGAGTTCAGAGGTACAAGGATGAACTCGGCGGCCTGGAAGGCCATCTCCAGAAATACCGCGGCTGGTTGCAAGAACAGACCGTCGACACGGCGCTGTCAGCAGCGACTCAAGTCCGGATACAGGAGGCCATTTCCGCCGTCGAGGACGAACTCGATCGGCTTGCCCTGACCACGGAAGAGCGCTGGGCGCGGGTGTTTGACATAGTGGCACGTTACGGCCCGCAGGCCGATGCTATCCGCAAAGCCCTGGACCTCGGCGAGGTCCAAGTTGACCTTGATGATCTCGAGAAGGCAGAAAAGCACATCGAGAACTACTACCGCCACTTAGTGGAAGCCGGGCAAGTTACTCTGCATCAGCATCTGGAGGTCCTGAATTATCAGCTTGACAAGGCAGCTGTCGGGACCGACGAGTGGCTCCAGATCTGGCGTGAGATCGCCTCTGTCCAGGAGAAGATCAAGAGAGAAGAGGAACGTACTGAAGACAATGAAGCTCTTCGTGAACGGCTCCAGCTCTTCGAGCAGCTGAAGCATCTCAACGATGCGACCGTCGATAGCTACGAGAAGCAGATCGAATGGCTGCAGACCGAAGTGCT